AAGAAAAACATGGGGATATTTATCTTAGTGAAATAGACGATTTGCTTCGTGCTGTCATTCTATATACTCTTGAGAAATCAAAAGATTATGATCTATAATACAAACCCAATATCTTCACCAATAAAAAACCCAACAATCAAAAAGATTCCTGGGTTAGTATCGTCCAATTTCATCAGTGTGCATCATTATTATAGCACCCTATTTCATTATTAACCATTGCCGAAACCAAAGGTTTTCTTTCTGGAAACAGGTCTTTAATTGACTCTACAGCATCAACATAACACTGACCGAGATAGGTTCCATTATCCGTAAAACTATCGCGGGTCTCGGCAACAGCCCACCATCCAGACCGACTTCTGAATTCGACATACCAATAACCATATTGGGTATTTTTTCCCGTTGTTTTGGATATTAAATTATTTAATTGTTCTGTTTTTGTTCGCATTCGCAACATCATTTCCTCTCTAATTTTCCCTTGAAGTTCCCAGATATCTTTTTTTATAATGTCGTCCATCTGATTAGCTAATCTCATCTTATGCCTTGAATCCGTAACATCCTCGTATTCGCTTATTAACATTTGCAACAACCTAATATCCATGTCATCCCACCTCAAAAGTAACAACGTTCCACTTTAATTCTACCTGTTCCCTAATCCATTTATCCATACACGAATTAACAAAAACTTGATAATCTCCCCTAGAATTTAGCCAAAGTTTAGGGTATTTATCCTTCAATTCCTTAATCGTGAAAATCTCCTCAGATGCCGTTACCTCCCTGTTGAGTGCTATTAACTTAATTATAGTAGAATTTTTCATAATAAAAAGGATTCTTTATTGGTCAGGATGGTGTTTAACACTTTTTTTAAACTTATTAATAACTGCAATAGCTTTTTTATATTCTAAATTCAACTTCTGATTTTTTTCTTGTAATTCAGCTATTTGATTACTAATACTTGAATTACTCTGCTCTTGTAATATGGTTAACTTTTCCTTTAAGTTAATATTCTCAGTTTCGATTTTGCGAAGATTGTTTTCTCTGTATTCAATCTCCCTTTCAAGAGTCTTAATTTTCCCTTGAAGTTCCACAATTATTTTAGCATTTTTAATATCAAAAATTCGATTAATAGCAATCCCGATCACGCTACTACCACTCAATAAAATACCAGTGAACCCCAAGACAGTTTGGACGGTTTGGTCTGGTGGTGTGGTTGTAGTAATCTGAAGAAAGGTCAACATATTAGGACTTATAGGTATACTTTATAGATAACACAATTCCCACAAGAGTTGAGAAAAAATTCCCGCAAATTAAAGCAGAAATATTCCCGTTTTGTTCAATTCCTATGGCTCCAAAAAAACCGAGAACAAACAACACTGAAAGGATGTGGCAGATATTCAATAGCAAATAGCAAGCCACCCAAACCGGAGAGCTAACATAATGATTTTTTTTCAACTTATAAACAAATATCCAACAAATCACACCGCTAATCCCTACCCCCAACATCAAGGCGTTCAGGAAGTCGATGCTTTCGTTTACGAAATAAATGGAAGTTTTTGGCGGGGTAAATATCACCCCAAAAAACCCTAATAAAATCATCACCAAGAAATGATGATTAAAAAACAATGCTTGACCCAAATACTTAATCTTAAAAACTGGTTTCTTGTATCTCTCATATTCAATCAACGTCGGGAAAGTCCTGTTTTTTTCTCTTTCTTTCCTTAAGTTTTTTGTTCCGTTCATAGTAATGCTCCCACACCAAAAACAACGATAGAAAACTGATAAAAACCTGAATAACTAAAGTCGAAACCTTGATATATCCAAATTTTTGATAGCCAAATTTATTTAAACTATCAAATATCAGCATTATACCACTGTTAATCAATAGCGTTGAACTCAAGTATTTATTTAATTTTCTATCATCAAAAAATAAGAAGATGCCATTAACAATAGAAATTAGTCCGGCAAAAAATAGCAGGAGAATGTAGCCAGAATTGTCGATTGTCAATGGCATATTATTATTGTACTAACGGGTCGTTGTCCATAGATTCAAGTGCGACTAATTCCGCGTCTAATTTTTCTTGATATTCCTTCTCGAAGGCATCAATAAAAATAGGGACAAAAGCCTCAATAGCATCGTGTAGCCCTGGATATTTAGCCAATGGAATCCTAATGATTCCGCTTTTATTCGTTGGGATTGTATGACCCGTTTCATCGTCAACCATGACGATTACATAACAAGCCTCGATAAACTTCCTGTTAACAGCTCCAGTTTGAGGATTTGCAGTTTCAAACTGTTGTCTGTAAACAATTCGATGTTCTTGGTAACTCATTTTTATGCTCCTATTAATCCGTGAGTTGTCAAATCATCAATCAACGCCTTAACCCTTTCAGCTAATTGTGGAAGAGTTACCGTTGAAGTTGCAAAAGTTGTGCGAGTAGCGGTTCCCGTAGGGGCTACCCATCCAGTTATCCTGCTCCCAATAATTTGATTTGCTCCTACTCGAAAAGAACTAGCTCTCGCAATCCCGGTCACGTCTAAGGGATGGGATGGATTGGTATTTCCTATTCCAAGACTTCCCCCATTCAAATGAGAATTTCCAGAAGCGGTGAGTGAAACAGTTGGTACGTTTGCTGAACGAAGGGTCAAAGTTCCGATGTCATTTGTCGCGGTTGAACCCTGTAACTGAGCAACCGTAAACGCACTATTGGACACAACAAAACCATTAAATTGATTGCTGCTGACGACAATAGCAGTCCCCCCAACATTAATATTCCCTGCAAAAATAGACCCACCAACACCAACACCACCCGAAACCACCAACCCGCCCGTGGTAGTAGAAGTAGATGGGGTTGTGTTTGCAACGTCTACAACACCTTTTAAATAAGTTCTGACAATATTATTGTCACCTATCGTTACAGTATTTGAGCCGTTCCCTGTGGCGTTAAAACCGAAAACATTTTCATTGGTTGCATTTTGGGTTCCTTTTGTCGATGCACCTATAAAACAAGAGGTGTTTGATGCCGTGAGACCCGTTACACCATCGGCAATAAAACGCCCTGCATTAACACCAAAACCTACCAAACTACTCCCTGTTGCATTGCTGAAAAGCGCACCAACTCCAACGGCAGTTGAACTATTCCCTGTAGTGTTATTTTGTAAACTCCCAACACCAACGGCAGTCAAGTTGCTCCCACTGGTATTGACACGGAGCGAATCCAAACCAACGGCAGTTAAACTATTCCCTGTGGTATTAGCTAAAAGCGAATTAACACCAACGGCAGTCAAATTAGCCCCTGTGGTATTAGCTAAAAGCGAATTAACACCAATAACCGTATTTGAACCTACCCCCCCTGCTCCCCTCCCGACAGGAATTAGATTATAGGAATTAGCACTTATGGTATCCGCAAAAATAGCACCCGTGATTCCTAAACTAGCCGCACGAATCGCACCCGTTGTGGGACTGGTAGAAGTTGTTGCACTGGTTGAAACTAAGTCACCCGTGATAGTTCCTCCCGTCAGGGACAGGTAGGAATTGACATCAATTAAATAAGTCCCGTCTCCTGTTTTTTTAAGAAATCCAGGAGTGTCAGATAATGCCTGGAGAGCTATTAATTCATTCCCTATACTATTAGTCGAAACCGCAGTTACTTGACCTTTGGCGTTAACGGTGACAACAGGAATAGCACTGACACTACCAAAACTGCCAACATTGCTATTGACTGTCTGCAACGTCATTACACCCGAAACGTTAGCACTCCCATCGAAACCACTAATCGAACCAGTTATATCCCCCGTCGTTGAAATTGTCCGGGCGTTTGTTAGTTTTAACGCCTCCCCCGCCGTTGCCGAGCTTGATATTTCAACATAAACAGAACCCGACCATCGGTAGGTTTTGTTAGTATCTTCGGTGACATAAATTTTGCCAGTTTCACCCGCAACCGGAAACGCTGCAAGGTTAACAAAATTTAAAACATCGTCAACATAAGATGGCAAAACCGATGCTGAAATTGTGCCAGACGCGGCGTTAACAGCCGTTAAGATTGTATTGTTAGAAGTTAATGATTTTGTGAAATTTGCCACCGTTGGATCGGTTTCAACTGTAATCACATTCCTAATTAATTGTCCAACGCCCATCTAAAACCCCCTTATTAGTTCAACGGATGCCCCTTCTGGAACAATGATTGTGATGGCGGGATGTCGCGCGGGTAAGCATGACTCCAAATTCACAATGTCATTAATCCCATTTGTTGCTGTTTTTGTCAGTCCATTAATCGTTACAGTTCCGGTTAAAACAGTCATATAAACATAACAACTACCTGCGGGAATAGTTGTTGTGCCTGCTGTTAAAATCCTCCAATCTGCTGTTAAGTTGGTCGTGGGCAACTCAACCGGAATCCTGTTATTAGAAAGATTCGGTAATTTAGCGTTTACTGCTTCAAGGGTTGTTTCTTTAGCCAAGCCAGAGACATCTGTAGACCCCCCTATAGCACGATAAACCTCCCAGTAGGGAAGTGTCTGTGCAGGGTGCTCCAGTGCTTCTATTTGCTCTCTAATTAAAGCAGCCGCATCCGCTTGTTGTGTACTAATATCAGGCATTTTTCATAAAAATAAGTATTTATAAATAATTTTAACCCCTCTTTTATTGATTGCATTTTCAATTTAAGAAATTCCCACAAGAAGCGGGTCAGAGTAGTTCACGAAATTATCAGAAAAATGGGTTTAAAACCCCGTCGTA